AATCATTCTCTGCGATGTAGACAGTATGAGGAGCAAGAATAATCTCCTCAGTAACTACATCAGGAAACTTGTAAGTGATAGTATTTGGTTTGTACTCATCACTACCACCAAACCCGATAAAGTCTGCTTGAATGATAGCATTTACACGCGGCAGATAGTCAAAGCAAGCGTGAAGAATGTTTGCTACATTACCTTCGTGATTTGCGTCAATATCCTGATGCGATTCGTTGATTTTGATTTTAACTTTATTGAAGACACTTTTGGTCCCCACGAAGAAGTTACCAGTCGCAGGATTAATACCAAAAACTACTGCAGGAGCACCATCAATCTTGACAGACAGATTGCCAGGAGTTACAAACCAATCCAGCACAGACAAATCGCCCGTGAGAATAGAATCTTCGGGATGTTGCAGGTGAGTGTTCTTCATACTACTAGGACACTTTGAAGGTGAGTAACTTTAACTCATTGCAGAAATGAGAGGATTGTTGATACGATCTTGTGCAATCTTAAAATACTCCTCATCCATTTCAATACCCACAAAGTTTCTATTAGTGTTCACACACGCTACACCAGTTGTGCCTGATCCCATCGTATTGTCTAGTACAGTATCACCTTCGTTAGTGTATGTTTTAATTAGATACTCCATCAAATCAACAGGTTTTTGTGTAGGATGCAGACCCTTTTCTTGCTTGAATCGCAATACTGTCTTAGGGTATCTTGATCCATCAGGATTATCCCGATGCTTGCTCTTTGCACTACCATAAACCTCACCAATCTTACTGGTTTCGGATGAGAAACCACTGTAAGGTGTAGAGTACCACATTTGAGGATTGTATGTAGGTTTCTTTCTATAAAAGACCAGTATGTTTTCGTGTGACTTGAGAGGCATTACTTTTGAGTTCATAGGATTAGTCCCCTGAGGTTTTTCCCAGATCCATTCATAACGAAAGTTCTCAAGATTTGATGCTGCAAGTATAGTTGTGAATGGTTGTGCTGCAGTGAATACCATTGCACCATCTTCTTTACAGATTCTATTGTATTGCTCCCACAGTTTATCCAGAGGAATGATAGAATCCCATTTACACGCTGTTGTACCGTATGGCAAATCTACCAACACCAGATCCACAGAATCATCTGCAAGTGTTGGTAGAATGTCTAAACAATCGCCGTGAAATAGATTCACCATTCGGTTATGTTCTTTACAAAGGAACATTCTACCAGACGATCAACTTTTGTGCAAATGTAATCATCATTGCCGATAGATTTGCCACCTTGTTGTGGTGCAAACAGACAATCTTCCGACTCAAGATGATTGAGAAAATCGTCCTTACTAAACCAAAACAGACGACAATCTTTCTCATCCTGATTGATGCCAAAAAACACAAGACGTTCCCAATCTTTATCTTTAGAAACGTGATTGATGATAAACTGATCTTTCTTTGTGCCACCTTTTTTGTCACGGGTAGCAAGAGAGAACTTAATTTCGGTGCGAATGTTATCAATCACACGATCGTGCCCTGCTGTAGATGTTTTGGCACGTTTTACATCACACAGCAACACATTCTCAAAGAACTTAGAGACGAAACGCTCACCAAACTCACCTTTCTGTTTGGGAGACATAAACACATAACCTTGGAAAGGTGTACCAATCCAAGGATCTTGTGCATTTTGATTGATGTAATCTTGGAGAGATCCATCCTCAAAAATAGAAACAAACACGTCGAATACCTTTCTATACACTATAGGGACACTTTCGGCGTCCCCCCTTCCATAAAACAAAAAAAGGGGACTTGTAAAGTCCCCAGGTGCCACTTCAGTTAGTGGCATACTTAGCGCGGATTTGCTGATACTGAGTATCAAGATAATCCAGCACGTTCTTCACATAGGGAGCAACAGTTTGAGTAACTTTGCTCAGATCATCACGAAGTTTGTTCACTTCATATTGATGGATTGCCCAGCGAACCTTAATGTCTTCGATGTATTGCTGGCGAGTGATGAGAACCTCAGGAACTTTCACTTCAGGAGCAGCAACAACAGCAGGAACATTTGCGGTTTGCTTGCGAGCGCGAGGCATAGATTAGATGCGTCTTACACTACTAGAACACTTTGGAGGTGAGTAACTTTAATCCACAGGAAGTTGTGCTACACTTTTACCCTTTTTGTGATCTGTGATGTACTTTCGTGCTGATGCTTCGGTCTTACAAAGTTTCTCAAGTTGCTGCCCCTGATGTATGATAATGTATCCCTTGTTAGCATACGGCACGGCCGCATATTCTCCACCAGAAACTACAAATCCTTCTTGCATCTTCCTTTAATCCAGTTATCACCTGGACATTCTACACTCATTTTTTCATTTTGTCCATCGTTCTTCTTTTGCGGGGGTAATAATATTTATAGCATAAAAGTGGGACTTACGCAACCTTACGCCCCCGCAATGTTGCTGCCCACACACCATTTACCTCCGCACTACACTATCAAGCATTTCACCTTTCTCAAAGACTGTATCTACAACTCGTTGAAGTGCTTTTTCGGTGGCAATACCGACTTTAGAATAGACGGGCACCACACATAGACCAAAGACCTTCTCTTTGCCACCAAGGCGAAGAACCCTCCCAACTGTTTGCGTGAGTTCAATCACATCCATATTGCGAAGAAAAACGACCGCCTCTAATTCACTGACGTTAATTCCTTCACTTAGGATAGAGCGATGGAAGCAAACAAACTTCTTGTTAGGGTCACGACCCCAAGAATTGAGCGTGTCAAAAAATACCTCACGGTTCACTTTCTTACCATCAATAATCGCTCCCGTTTTTGAGGTGATGTAAAGGTAAGAATAACCACGCTGGTTTAGTTCGGCAGCACAATCAGTATGAGACATAAGATTGATAAGTTGCTTCGCAGACTTAACACAGACAAGGATTTTCTTGCAATCAATATCCTCCAATGTCTCCATCAGATTGTTACTATCACAATCTGCAGTGACTTGCTTAGGAGCAAGAACATCAAACTTCTTTGCTACAATCTTAGGTGCAATGATGTATCCGCCATCAACAAGTTCAGGTGCAGAAACGCGACAAATAATATCACCATAAACCTCACGATCATTCATTCCAGGTTTATTGGTAGTTACAGAAGTCTTCCTGGTTGCAGTAAAGAAATAGCAGCGTCGTGCGTTAGCAGAATAGTGCTCAGTCGCAGGGAAAAAGTGACGCTGAACGCTGTTATGTGCTTCGTCAAAATAGATGGTATCTACATCAATCTCTGCAACAGCAAGACGCGACAGAGAGTTGTAGGTGGTTACAATCAGTTTGTGATTGTCGGCATTAGCATTAACCCAGTTGTAAATCTCACGCGGACGAGTAGAAGATTCGTGATGCGTCTCACCACTATGAACGTGGAAGACTTTAGCGTTAGTGATAAACTCCAAAAACTCAGCAGAGAGTTGCTCAGCAAGCAGAATACGCGGAGCAACTACAACAATAGTCTGCGGAGTTTCTGACTGCAACTCGCGCAGAGCATCAAAAATAGCAATGTTAGTTTTTCCACCCCCAGTCGGGATAATCACTTGACCTTTATTGTGCTGCTGCAGCGCAACAATACCACGCTCCTGATGAGGACGAAGTTGAATGTTCATAGGTTGCATTATCTAGTATTAGAACAGTTTAGAGGTGAGTAACTTTAATCCTCTTTCATTCCCATAAAAACAAGAATACCAATGACAATGATGGCAGGAATAGCAATATACCAGTAAGTTGTCAATAAGTAAAGAACAAATCCAATCCCAAGTAACCAAACAAGTCCAGAAGAATCTCCAGAACTGAATGAAGAACCTCCACCATTGGAGCGAACTTCTCTTAGATTTGTGATCTGCTGAACATTACCGTGTTTAGCGTAAATCTGCTGTTTTGCTCCACTAATAGTTGCTGCTTCTACTTCAGTTGTAATCCTGCCAACTTGTGAGTTGACAAATACCTCTGCTCTCCAAGTTGCCATAATCAACCTCCGTAAACTTCTTCAGCGATAGGAGTATCACCGAACATTTCATTATACAACCAATCAGTGGGTTTGTCCAGATTATCTTCACACTCTTTCAGAAAGGCAATCTCACGAGTCCAAAACTCAACAGATTTCTTTGCTTTCAGATACTCATTGCGAGCATCATAAAGTTTGCTTTGGATTTCAACTCGGTCCATAATGTGGGTGTGCTTATACTATTAAAACACTTTATAGGTGAGTAACTTTAATGGGTCTCAACTTCCAGATGCTTGTGCTGCTGCTTTTGCTTTTGCTCTCATCTTAACTGCAACTGAACTGTTCCACTTTCCACCACCCTCTTCATATTCTTTACGCATTTGTGCAAGAATCTCAGTGGCAGATTTCTTAGTCTTTTGTGCTGTTTCTGTTTTCTCTTTATTTCTAGCAGCATCTCTCTCCTGACGTGTCATAGGAGTACCATCAGGATGTGTCCACTTTCTGCGGGATTTTGCTGCTGGTTTTTCTGATGTTGGTTTTGCTTGAGAGATTGCTTGTGATGCGGTCTTTGGTTGTTCCTTACCACTTTCTCTTGCTTTACGCTCAAGATATGCTTTACGTTGCAGTTCTTTTCTAGACATTGCAGCACTACCTTGAGTTCCAGCGGTTCCTGCTTTTAACTCAGTTGAACCTTGACCTCTTCCTGGTGCTGGTGCTGAAGATCCTCTCTGCTGACCAACATCTTTGCGTTTTTTGTAAGGTGCGATTGGTTCTGTTTTACCGCCACCAACTGCTCTTGTTCTTCTAACTTCGGGAGCAGTCTTTTTGCGCTCTTTTCCTATTCTACCACCATCACCTGTGCGGGTGATAGATGCACCACCACCCCATCCAAGTTGTTTGGCAGCATCAGCATCAGATGCTTCGCAAATAGACATAAACTCCCGAAACGTCTTCATTGTTATCTAAACACTCTTTTTAGTATTTAGTTATCTGCAGCATCACGCAGTTTATCCTGAGCAGATTTGCTAATCTTACAAACCATATCGTTGTCGTAAAAGTATTTCACACGTTCACGACGGGCAGCAAGCAGAAGTTCATACTCCTCAGATTGTTGCTTCGTAAAGGTAAAATCTTGCTTCCTCCAAATCTCTTTGAGTTCGTTGAGGTGAGGCAGCACGTTCACAGTTTCAGTCATTTATTCAGGATACAGGAGTTTCGGTTTCAGTGGGAGTTTCGGTAGACACTTGTTTAGGTGTCACACGAACATTGTAAGGACTATTGAAGAACCTGCGGAAAGCAGTAACAACAATAAGAAGCGTTGAAGCAACACCAACCAAACCAAGGAAGGTAACAGCATCACCACTGAAAGTGTATTGATCGGGAGTCATAATTAGAAATCGTGCGTAGAGTTCAGGTATTCATTAAAGGATTGATCGTCAAACTCATCATCAATAAAGATGTCATCTTCATTGACAAAGTTGAAGTAACTTTCCTCTTCGATTTGATAGTTGTCGTTGAAAGGATCCATCTGTTTAATGGGTGCTTACAATATTAGAACACTTTGGAGGTGAGTTATTTTATTTACTTGCCTCCAAAAGATTTATATCTTGAACCTTCAGGTTGTGACCAACCTCTCTGTGAAAACTTACCAGTTGTCTTATCCAACTCTCCAGTTTTTCCTTTTAATTTTGCAAGAACTCTAGTGGGTGATGGAGTATCTAATGATCCTTGAGTTCCTGCTTTTGGCGCTGGTTTTGCAGCAACTGTAGCGGCGCCAGCAGCACCAGATCCATATTTTCTTGCAATACTTGATACCTTAGTCACATAATCAGGGTCAGTTGCATATGCTCCGTGACTTCTTTCCTTTGATCCAGGTATTTTTGCTCCTCCAGGTAACTGAAGTCTTCTTGTAGCATCTTCTACATCTTTAGCACCTCTAGTTTTATAACTCCACTTATTCATTCTGTCCTTGATACTGGAATCAAGACTGTCATAGTCTTTAAATCTTGCAGAGGTTGTTACACTTCTTCCACCTTGAACTTCCCAAGTTCCTTTGGTTGATCCTGCTTCTTTACTACTTGCTTTTTGACCAAAATAGTTATTTTTTCCACTAGGAGACTTGCCCCATCCAGTTTCTAATGCTGCTTTTTTGAATCTTGCTTTTACATCATTATAAAATGCTTGTTGAGCAGACGTTGCTTCACCTAAAAACTGATTAAAGGTTTTCATTTCTTATTGTTTTTAGGTATTTATGTTATTCAAACTCACCAGTGCGATTATATTTTGTCCTACTAATTACTGGTTTAGGATTATCCATTATAACTTCAACATTTACATTAGTTTTATCATCCCAATGACGTACTACACCAGCAATAATGAATCCATTAGTAATCAAATAGGTCGCAAAGATAAAAGTTCGGATAAGAGCAATCTTATCAGATTCTTTATCACATTTACTTGCTTTTTCCCCGATTGCTTTTGCCCACCACCGCCACATCGTTTTCTTTTTCATTTTGTTGATTCTTTTTGAATTGAAATTTGTTTATAGTTTTCTCTGAAAATTAGAAGTCTTGGAGAGTTACGATTAGGATGTGCTGGAAGTTGTATAACAACATACTGGTCACATACAAAATCAATCACACCATACATTCCTTTATAATAGACTACTGTTCCTTCAGAGAAAATCATAAAAATGCTGCTTCTAGAGGGTTGAGATTAAGTGACATTGCTGTATAGTTCCTGGTATTCTTGAAATCTACAACTTTACCGACTGTAGAACTATTTACAGGACTATAAAACTTACATTTTTTATAATCATAAAAACCCCACACACATTTTACTGGTTTACCTAAATTGTAATCAAACTCCCGTTCATAGCAAATCAAGATTCTAAAAACATTACGTTTGAACTCTTCAACTTCATAATACATTCCATCTGGTGCTTTGTGTTTGAACTGTGGAATGAGTTTAGTGGAGAGTTTCATCAACAATCGTAGTATTTGTCGTATGAGAGTAGTTTAATCTGTTCTTGGAGTTTCAGGATCTCCTTCTGCTGTTCTGTAATCTTTTGTTGTAGTTGTCCGATGCGGTCTTGATACTGTTGCTTCAGATCAAAAGCAAGTCGGTTCATTTCAGATCCAATCATCAGGTTGTGAAACTTTCAACAATACGGGATTGTTCTTCATCTACAAGAGCAAACTTCTGCGCGTCTACTACAGATTGCATAATCAATCTATCATAATTATTAAGGTAATCATCCCTCCACTCCAAAAGAATGTCGTGAACCTCATTATCATCTTTACCAACAACTGCAAGAAGTCCACCATATTCACTGGTTGGAAACTTCGGCCAGAAATTCACCAAATAGAGAAATTTGTTAGTCATTCACTTTATCTGTTTAACAAATACATCATAAGAACTTTTCTTCAAAAAGTCAAGTGTGCAGTTTTCAAACTGTCCACAGTTTATTTGCAACTATCTTTTCAAGTGTAACCTTTTTAATTCCAAACATATCTGCTATTTCTTGATTTTTATATGTTTTATTAAGGAGCATCTCTGCTCCCTCTCTACCTGTGAAGATTGCACCCAACTCAGGCATTAGTATTTAGTTATTATTTTTTAATCTAGAAGAAACTCCTCAAGAATATAATCACAGGTCACTTCATATTTGGAAGCAAGTTCTTCAATATAAGAACAGAAGTCCTCCGCTTCCCTATCAATCTGAAGGTCTTTGCGGTCTTTGTTATAGTCAATCAAGTTGCTTGCTCCTTTTGTTGAGTATAGACATCATCAAACCAGTGATTGAGAATATTATCACAGATTTGATATTCTTTACCATTGAGTGAAGTTCGGTGCATTTGCCAATACCTTACGGCATTAAAAATGACTTTCTTCTCCTCTATACTTAATTCGTTCTTCATCTTTAGGTCTCATCACCTTGAAATAGTATAGCATAATACTGGACACGGTAGCAACCAAAGCAAGATAGATTGCGATTGCAAGTGATAAACTCATCGTATCTGACTGCTAACTGGTTTCTTAATGTTCTCCATTGCTTGACGACGATAGTATTCTTTATACATTGCATCATCACGCTGGACTAGAAATACATTCCATCCAATCACAGCAAAGAAAGCAATCAGTCCAGCAGCAAGATACTTTGGTTTCATAATCAAACATGAAGAGCAGCAGAGGGGATTTCAACGATTTCGGGGAGTTTGGAATCATTATCTAGTATTAGGACACTTTAGAGGTGAGTAACTTTAATTAAACAAAATTGACTCAAGAGCATTTACTTGAGAATCCATTTTTTTCTCAGGATACTTAATAACAATCAGTTCTGTCTTTTTACCTCTACGACTTACATCACCCGCCATTTGATAATCAAACTCCAAATATCTAAACTCCGTCCAATCTTTATAAAGTTCTTTGAGATAATCAGTATTGTCATAAGACATCACAAATCCACCTTTATGTTGTTTCAATACTTCGGCAAGTTTATCGTGATTAAATCCTTCGTGAGTGCTTCCATCAATACCATAATAATTGGGCAAACTTCTCTTATGATCTTTACAATCTCATCTTTCATTTTGTTTTTACCGCCAGCATAGCGATATAAACTTGTGGAAGTATATCTCATAAACTATAGTTTTCTAATCATATTATACATTAAAAAAGGTGCTTTTACAAGCACCCGAAAGACAATCAACCACCCTTTTCTTTAAGACTGCGAACAAGATACTCAGTGAACTGTTCCATCTTTTCTGGATGAACTTGAGTAATATCGTAATTTATAGCATCTTTAATGGCAACCATTTCATCCCATTCGGTTTGTGTGAGTTCACTGGTATTTTTCTTGGAATAAGTCATCATTTTGCTCCCATATATCTTTAAATCCTAACAGTATTTAAGAGAGAAGTGCTGTTCCTTAATGATGTCTTTAGAGTGTTGTAACAAAACTTAATCTACATCAAAAGACCAACCAAAGTTACCTTTGCTTCCAGGACTACGACTATCCAGCATATCCATAATCTCCTCAATCTTCTTGCATTGTTCCATATCAAGCAGAAGTTGTGAGAGTTGTTTAACAACCAAAGGTTTTTCATTCACAGATGCAGACTTGATTGCTGCTCGCAGATGACTTTCTGCCTCAAGTAGGTGCTCTAATGTTTGATGCGAAAGTGCCATTAAGATTTATTTTTCCTTTTATTTTACTTATTCTATCCTAACTCTCTGCAAGTTGTCAATACCTTTACTCTTTTGATACCTAGACAACCCTCCAGGATTTGATATATGTCCAGTAACTAAACATTTCCATTTTTGTGAGCAGGTTTTTGTTCCACCTTTAGAACCACATTTAGACAATTCTTCACTCATCATTTTAAATATACCTATATTATTTTCTTTATTTTTTAGTGCATTTTTTCTACCAAGTTTACTTCTTTTTTCTGCAGACATTCCACAAAATCCAGTTTTGTTCTTTTTATTTTTTAATCCATTTTTTCTACCAATTTCAATTCTTTTTTCCTTTGATAATCCACAAAAACCTCTTTTTAATTTTACATTATCATTTCCTATTTTTTTAGAATGTTCTTTACAACCATAATAAAATTTTACAGAAGTTTGTTTTGATTTATTTGCAAAATGTGGATTTATATCAACTTCAAAATAATTATGAAGTATGATTTCATCTATTACCGATTCCTTTCTTGTAGCATAATCACTTTTCAAAATTATCTTCTTCGTTGGTTTGAAACTTTTATCGCTAAAAGAACCAAAATACTTTACATCTTCTTCCGGAAGACATTTACAGGTTCTACTACCGAAATATCCTCTACCATATTCCTCATAGGAATAATAGACATAATAATACTCTTTAAGTTCCATAGTT